TGGCAGCAGCGATAACTATGCCACCTTCTAGTTAAAGTAGACGGCGTAGTTAATACAGAAAACAATAAAATCATGAGCTCGAGGACATTTCCAGGAACATATAGCACGATCACGGACAAAAGTGCTATCACAACTATTACGTCGCGCTTCGTGGTAGGCCTAGTCGGCCCCGCGTCTAACGGCCCCATCAACAAGGCTGTCAACGTCCAATCGCTGACTGACTTCCAAGGCGCATTTGGTGCCACAGTTACTGGCTCGTATTTGGCGCCAGCCGTCCAGCTTGTTTCGCCGTTCAGCAACGCCATCTGGGTTGTGCGCGTCGCCCGCGAATACCTGGGCCTCGGAGTTTCTGGCAATTTGGCTTCTGGCGCTGCCGCTGCTTACACTGTTTCTACGGCTAACGCTCCACTGATTCAGGTGGGCGACTACATAAGAGTCCAGCAGACCGGCATTGCTTCTACTGTCAACGCGCTGGTGGTCTCCAAGACGACTAACTCAATCACGCTGGCCACTCCTTTGGCAGCAACGTATACTGCTGCCACGATTTCATACTCTCGGGTTACTCCAGACCAAGGAGAACCCGCACTCGCGGCCAACGCGGCCAACAATGCTGAAGCGTTCCTGTATGGCCCTACCTGGGCGGCCACTTACATTGGCGGCGGTTCTGTCGGCTCTCCAATCAGCAACACGGTTATCGTGAGTGGCACGTTTGGTGCCAGCCAAGTGACGGTTGTGTCAGACGCCAGTAACGCGCTGTTTGGCTCTTCGCCGGCGCTGGCTGTGGGCAATACTGTCATCATCGAGCAGGCTGGCCTTGAGGCCTCGGCTGAACTGCAAATTTCTGCCATCATTCCAGCCGTCCCTGGCAACCCGGCAGTCATTCAATTCCAACCGGACAACAACTCAAACACCGGCTACCAGGCGCTCAGCTTGCAAGACACTTACACGGCGGCTACTATCCGCCTGGTGACTGCTCTTGCCGGAACTACTCCAGTCGCGCAGCTGCACGCGGCAAATCCTGGCACTTACGCTAACTCTGACGGCGTTTCTACAGGCATCATTGTCAATGTCTTGCCTGGCACCAGCCAAAATACCAAGCGGCTGCAAGTATTCTTCAACTCGGCTCTGGTTGAAGACTTTGACAACTTGCAGTTCACGCAGACTATTGTCAATGGCCAAGGTGCTAAGGTGGCCAACCCGAATTACATTTCGACGCGCATCAATGGCAATTCAGCGTATATCACGTACGCGCCGCTGGCCCTGAACAACGGCACAATTCCGCCGCCTACAAACACGTATGACGGTTGGAGCCCTACCGCGCCTCAAATCAACGTGGCGGCCTTTGAGCTCGGCTATAACGGTGAAAACGTGCTCGACGCCGACTACATCGGCACAGTTGACCCTACGACTGACACGGCGACTGGCCTGCAGATTTTCAACGACACGGCCAACAACTACAACTTAGCTTATCTCTCTTGCCCTGGCAGCATATCAGCGGCAGTAGCTCAGGAAATGGCCATCATCGGTCATGCCAACAATGCCCAGTGGGTGTTAGACTCGCCTGACTATTTGACATTGGCTCAGGTTACCGCGTGGAGCAACGGCACTGGAGTGGCCGCCACTGGTCTCACGCTGGACGACTATACTGGTGCAATTTACTTCAACTGGTGGCAGATGACCGACTCCAGCACCGGTAAAGTAATCTGGGTGCCACCGTCACTTGGCGCACTTCGGGCAGCCGCTTACACGTTTCAAGCTTTTGCACCAGGTTGGGCAGCCGCCGGCCAGAACCGCGGTTATCTGCCAGAAGCGCTGGCTGTTCGCCACCCGAAGATCAACGACGCTGCATTGCAGGCATCGTATGGCAATGGCCAGGTCATCAACTCCATCTTGCTCAAGAATGGCATCATCCAGGTCTATGGCAACAACACGACTCAGCGAGTCAACACCGAGATGTCGGCGGTCAACAATGTCACGGCAGTCTTCTTCTCGGTCAATGGCCTTGACACACTCGGCCAGAAGTATGTGTTTGACCCTGATGACGACATCCTGCTGACCCAAATCTACCAGGATTTCAGCGGTTTCTTGCAAGGCCTGGTGAAGCAGCGTGTCATTGCAGACTACGGGCTGGTCATCGACCACACTAACAACACGCCTCAGACACGCGCTCAGCGCGTGGTTGTGGTGAGTTACTCTGTCATCCCGCAAGACGCGGCTGAGCGGATCTTTATCAACTGCACCGTGAACGCGGCTGGCGCCACGCTGGTTTCGTCATCGGTCAGCAACTATCAGCAACTAATAACTTACAAATGAGCATCATCTACAAAAACATCTGGGGAGCTGCCGGTTCTGGCGTCGACCAACAGCGCGCCGACCTGTTCCGCGTGTCTATCAACGTTCCAGCCATCATTGGTGGCAACGCTGGCATCTGGGACAGCCAGGTAGCGTGGGCGGTTGAGAAATTCCCGTTCCCGCCACGCGAACGCGAAGCGCAGGCGATCAAATACCTCAACCAGACCAACTTCCAGATTGGCGCTGATACTGAATCCTCGCCGATTGAAATGGCTGTTCGCTACGCCTTTGCCCAGCCCACTGCAGCTCTTCTCGAACAGTGGCACCAGGCTACGTCAAATTCTCAAACTGGCGGCGTGGCACTTACGTCTGCCATCAAGACTAACGGCACCTTCTACTGGTTGGTGCCTACCGCTACCGCGCTGACCGACACAAACGGTGAAAACAACCTGGCACTTCTCGCGGCTTACTACCTTGAGGGAGTTTGGATCAAGGGCTATTCACCTGAAACTGGCGCTGACCACACGTCGAAGGACTTGGTCAATCTCAAGTTAGTTCTTCAGATTGACCGTTACTACCCGCAGAACGCGGCCAACCTGCAGATCTCGGCTGCCGCCATCGGAGTTGGTGTAGCCGCGGCGGGTGGAGTTTGGATTGGCGCTGGAGCCTCTATTGGTGGAGTCAACATTTAATAACAGTGAGTTCAGCCATTGAACGTCTTACAGGCAAGCCAGCAGTAGTCGAAATGACTACCACGGCCTCGGTGCCGGCTGTCACGACAGTCCCACTTGGAACCAAGAAACTGCGTTGGCAGAAGCTCATGGCCAGGCGGCCAGACCTGAAGAAACAAGTAAAAGAGGGCGATGAAGTAATTCCAGCTGGCGCCGTGGCTTACACTGCACCAACAGATGACGAAGCCGCTGGCGCCAAAAAGCCTAAAGAGCAGCGATTCTCAGAGCCGTTGCTGCCGTCTTCGCTGGCACTAGTTGCGCCAGGCACAACCCCAGACGGAGAAAAGCCACTTGATGCGACTCAAGTGCCACAGCCGCTAAGTTCAACCACTCCTCCAAAGACAGAGCCGGTTGTTGAACTGCCAGGAGCCGCAGGACAGCCGCCTGTCACTCCAGTTCTTGACCTGTTTAGGTTACACAATGAGCGTGCCACGGAGAGCCTGTCAAGGTCAGGGAGTGCGGCGATGCCTGCTGAAGTGAACCCAGAGGCCGTCGAACAAAGTTTAGCCAAGTCTAAGGTGACTACCACGCTGGCCGAGTCCAAGGCGGCTGAAGCAGCTAGCCGTGTAATGGCAGCTGCCCATGGTGGCGTCATGCCTGAGCCAACCCAAGACAAAAATTCTATGGGCAAGACGGTCGCCGCATTCCGACAGATAATGGGAGACTAGACTTTATGAAGGAAAACACTACTTTAGCCGCCAATCGTTTAGTTGAAAAAGCTTTGAAAGAAGCCAATTCTGACTGGGGCCGCCAGGCTGTTAGTCACATTGACGAACCTGGACTTTATTTTGTAGTTGACTGTGACGACCCTTCACAAGTTGCTGCCGATTTAGTCGAAGGTCTTGGCGAATTAGGCGTACACGCTATTATTGATCCTACGCTGGAGGGACAAGACAGCTACGGGGTGTTAGTTTCACACGAACCTATCAAGTTGCCAGACAACTTTAACCCGATAGAAGACGAAATTCCAGAAAGCTGCAAATCATATATGTGGGACTGGAAAGGTGAGTCAGAGGTTGTCGAGGCTGTAGAAGAAATATGCGCCGACTTTTCGTTAGTCTGCTCTGGCAAACTGGGAGAAGGTCAAGACCGCGAAATTTTAACGGTAGCTAAGAACAAACAAGATCTGGCAGCCGCGTTAGAAGAGCTTGACTCTCAATAAGTGTGGCTGCTATCCTTGTCAAACTGTCGCGCGAGTCAGGCCTTGATTTTTACACTGTAACTCTTCCAAACGGCTACTCTGAAGATGTTGACGCGGTAGACATGCTCGAGTGGTTTAGGCTCAGGCACTTTGGCCACATGGACATTTGCCTCATTGAGCGCGCCATAGACGATTGCTGGAATTTTGGCTCGGCTGAGATTATCATTGAGAATTACCGGCCGATAAAACCACCCACCTCCCGCACCGCTCCACTTATTGATTAGCAGTTTTCGCTGCAGAATAGTTCCCGCGGATGTAGGCCCAAAAAACCGTGAAATTTCACGATCCTTGCCGCTATGTAACATGTGGCAAGAGTTTTACTTTTAGAAGGTTCTGCCGGAGCTTACTGCTTCAAGCCTGACCGCCAGGCAATTGTCGAGTCTAAGACAGTCATAGGTGAAACTACCGTCCGCACCAAAGAGATCCCAGGCATCCTGTCACAGTGCGATGTCAAGAACGGCAACAACCGCCGCTACCGCCGTTCGGTCTGGGAAAAGAATTTGACCAAAGGATCACGCTTGCTGGACCTCATCGAGAGGAAGCAAGCGTGGGGGATGTTGGAACACCCAGCTGACGGTGTCTGCAACGCAGGCACGCCTAACTCGCACATGGTGACCGAAGTCAAGCTTCGGCCAGATAGCTTGCTTGAGGGCAAGCTAGTCATTTTTGAAGACCTCCCGGAAGGCCATCGCCTGTCAGTCTACATCGCTAACGGCTGGGACCCCATGGTGTCAAGCCGTGGTTACGGCTCAGTGGAGCGCGTTTCTGACGGCATTGACGAAGTCCAAGATGACTATGTCTGTGAGGGCTGGGACGTAGTCGCTGTTCCATCTTTCTCCAACGCCCAGCTCACCCCTTCCCGCCAAGCTCAAAGCTCAGAATCTCTGGCACCCGTGCGTGTCGTTGAAAACAAACCAGCGCTGCCACCTACCGCAGTAGCGCCAAAACAAAAACAAATTATGGAACTGAACCAAATCAAGTCAACTATCAGTGGCCTTCGCACCGTCAACATTTTGACGGCTTCGAAGTCTGCCATCACAGAGAGCTTCGTCACCGTTGCTACTTTGCATCAGGCGATTTCCGAACATCTCGGCGCCAACCCCAGCCAATCATGGGAGTGCAACCAGCTGCATGAGCAGATCAACGAGATTGCTACTGGCTGGCACACCTCCATCACCAAGCTGCAGGAAGACCTGACCACGGCCAACTCTTGCAACGAGCGCCTGGTGAAGTTGTCTGAAGCGCTGGCCTCGACCGCCAAAATTTACCGCGAGCGCCTCACTGAGACCGTCGCGCGCAAGAACTCGCTGGTCAAGGTGTTTGAGACCGTCGTCACCCGCGCCCGCAAGTGGACCAAGCTGGCCGAAGCTCGGAAAACTCAGGCGACCAGCCTCGAAGAACAGTGCGCCATCTCTTGCGTGGCCATCGAGCAGCTGGCTAAAAAGTGCGTGCTCTCTGAAAACGGCGACCCCAGCACCACCACCGGCAAGGCCTTGCGCCTGCTCGGCAAAAAGTGCAATGACTCTATTGCTGAAAGCATGGCGCTCGCCCGCAAGGTGGTTGAACTCACCTATCCGGCGGACGCCGCTACCAAGGAAATCAAGGAGAAGCTGGACGCTGCCAAGGACCTTGACACCATTGCTACCATCAAGGAAGACCTGGACAAAGCCCACGGCGTGGTAGTCGAGTCCAAAGTGCCAGTTGCCGCACCCGCTGCTCCTGCTCCTGTGGCCAAAGCGCCCATCACTGAATCTGCTCCTCCGGTTGCGCCCGCTCCGGTGGCAGCTGCCCCAGCCAAAACTGACGGCAACAAAATCGAAGAGGGCGTAACTACTGTCCGCGGTGACACGATCACGGGCCACACCTTGAGTCTCGAGCAGACGATTGGGGTGGCACGCCGGTCTGTCGCGAAGAGCGCGAAGTAAAAACAAACCACAACAACAACACAACACCAAGATAAAATTATGGTAATCATGGAAAAAGGTCGCCCAATGTTGGCGACACAAGGTGGCGATGTCGCACGCTTCGCGGAAACGCTGGAGTGGGGCTATCGCCTGGCTGAAACCCCCTGCGGCATCACCAAGGACACGAAAGATGGTCTCTGGGCTGCCAACGGCTGGAAAGAGCTCGTGGAGCACATGCCCGAGCACAAGCGCGCTACGGCCGCTATCATGCTGGAAAACTGCCGCCGCGTTTGGGGCAGCTTGCCGGAAGCAACTCGCACCACCAACCTCGGCAGCTTTGACAAGTGGATCTTCCCTGTCATCAGCAACATGGCCGAGAACGACATCATTGACCAGTTGGTCGCCGTGCAGCCAATGCCCGGCCCGACGAGCCAGGTTGTCTACATGGACATCGTCACCAGCCAGGCCAAGGGCAACGTCCCAGCCGGCACCCAAGTGTGGCGCGCCCTCTCAGGTGCGGTTGACCGTTACACCGACTCCGACGAGCTCGTGAGCGGCGAAGACCTCGGCAGCACCAACGGTTCTGGCGCCCTGTCGGCCAATTTGGCCTACTTGCCAGTCCGCGCAGGCACGGTTGAAGTCACCATCAACGGCGCTGTGGCTGTCGACGACGGCAACGGCAACTTGACTGGCACCTTCTCCGGCACCATTGATTACATCACGGGTGCGGTCAGCGTCTCCGGCGCCACCGCCAATGTGGACACCCAAGTGTCATATTTCTACGACTCCGAAGGTTCCAAGAGCATCATGGGATACGAGCTCACGCTGACCAGCTCCCCAGTCAAAGCGCGTGCCTACAAGCTCAAGACCAGCTGGTCAGCCGAAGCCGACCAGAACCTCCAGGCCATGTATAACATCAAGGCCGAAAACGTGCTGCTCACGGCGATCACCAACGCCCTGCAGTATCAAAAACATCGTGCTGTCATCGCCGACCTCCGGTCACGCGCTGCGGCTGGTGCTGTCACCTGGAACGCCACTGCCCCAACCGGCATCAGCTACCAGGCTCACAAGTTCTCCATCGTCGACGCGTTCGAAACTGCTTCGAACTTCATCTTCGGCGCGACGAACATGATGCGCGGTAACTGGGCACTCCTCGGCTTGCAGGCTGCGACCGTGGTTGCGACCCTCCCGCACTTCAACAGCAAAGGCAACCACACTGAAATGCAGGGTGTGACCTACATCGGCGACCTCGGCCCGCTCAAAATCTTCGCGGACCCGCACTATCCGACGGACGAATTCCTGGTTGGCTATAAGGGCGACCAATTCTTCAGAACTGGCTACGTACTTGCGGAGTATCAGAAACTCTACACCACGCCTGACGTGCAGCTCGCGGACTTTGTCCACAGCCGTGGCTTCGCGACCTCGTTCGCGAAAAAAATGATTCAGCCGAAAGCGTACTGTCGTGGCAGTATCTTGAACGCACCGACCACGTTCGGCCCTGTTATTGGCTAATAACCAATAAGCGTTAGTTTCACACCGGCTCAGTCTTTAAGGCTGAGCCGGTTTTGTGTTAACGTTCTACTAACGTAGTTAAGCATACGATGAGCGCTATTAAAGCTACTGATGGTCAGCTTTTAACGACTGCAAGACTGTACCAGAATGTCAGCTCTTGGCGCGAGGGTGACTGGGACAGCTGCTCCGCGGCGTACAAGAGAGGTAAAGATTTCTATAAGCAATGCTGTGCGCACATGACCAGGCTTAAACCAAGGAACAGAGTCATGCCTAAACGCGCTCGCTGGAGGACAATGCCAGAGGCAGAGATTATCGAGTCTGCCAAGAAGTTCAAAACGCGCAAAGAATGGAAGCTTGGCGACTTTTATTGTTGGATGGCAGCTAGGCGGCGGGGTGACGAGTTATACATTAAATGTTGTTCCCACATGGTTACTGGCGCCAATCCTTTTAACGCGCCTTACGTCATATATGTGTTTGAGTTTAATGACAACCACGCTTACGTGGGGCTAACATTTCAGCCAAACGACAGGTTGCGCGGCCACCTTAGTGGAGGACCGGTGCACGAGCATCTTAAGCTTGAACCAGCACCTGCGTATGTTTGGAAAATAATTGAGACCGGCATAATTGGTGGGGTGTTAGCTGGCGTAGCTGAGAAAAGATGGATAGCTGAGTATGCTAAAAGATGGGTAATGTTGAACAAGTCTCCAGGAGGCGAGACTGGAGGAATAGGGTCTAAAATTACAAATGAAGATTTAGCCGAAGATGCTAGAAATTTTAAGACGCGCTGTGACTGGAAGTTGGCTCACGGAAATTGGTGGTGCCTAGCTAAAAAACGTGGTATTTACGAGCAGTGCGTGGCCCACATGCCAAAGCGGCAACCTGTTTCCGCCGAAGTAAGAGCTAAATTGTCTGCCTCAGGGAAAAGGCGTAAAGGGACTTTCAGCCAGGAACAGCGCGACAAGCACTCTGCCTTCATGAAGAAGTTGATAGCGGAGCGCGGGTCGCCGGCGAGCAGGCCAGAAGTAGCTGCCAAGATTTCAGCCTCAAGGAAAGGGATGAAGTTTACAGCTGAGCACCGCCAAAACATCTCAGATGGAAAAAGGCGCGCTTTCACGGAACAGTGTTCTTAGTAACCTATGGACGTTAAAGATCGTTTAGACAGACGTAGAATTGTCAATTTATTGACTGGCGAAAGCGGAGTCGGAAAATCTTACATTTTCAGCCAGCTGTCTAGCCTCAGCGTAACAAAAATTGACTTCGACTCAGTAAAATCTGACCAAGGTGCGGCTCTTAGAAAAGCCATAGAAATTGGCAAGCCGGTAGTAGCGTCAATCACGCGCGGGGTGTCTACAATAATTAGCAGAAATTCAAACTATTTTGTGTTTAGAATTTTTCTAATCGACTCTTCAGTAGAGACAATTTTAGCGCAGCGCAAACAGCGCGCAGAAGCTAAAGGAAAAGTGTACAATAAGCCTGGCGCTGAAGATAAAATTGCGGCTAGGCTTAGGCGGCTTACTAGCATATTTTCTAGATATGGGTCAGAAAACTTTAGGGGGTCTCAGGAAGAAGTGCTGGCCGCTATAAATAAATCTGTTTCTGGCGAGAACTTTGGCGGAGTCACCGCGCTGCAGCCGAAGGATTTTTATGTGTACGAAGTAGCCGTAATTGACCAGTTTGGCGTTGAGTCCGTCGTGTACGTCGGCAAGGGCAGCAAGTCTAGAAAAGATTCGCGTTTCGACCCTTCTGAGGTTTATTTGCAAGAAAGAATGGCAGAAGCTGTCGACTGCGGCCATACATGGCAGCCAAGAATAGTTGACGACTTTGTGAATTTGACAGAGTCTGAGGCGTACTCTTTTGAAGTAGAATGGCTGGCTCATAGAAGAGCTGAGGGACACTCATGCTTAAACCGTAACACTGGCGGACTAGGCGGGTGGACCCATAACGCCGAGACTAGGGCTAAAATAAGTCAGAGAACAGTCGCGGCGTGTGGTTCTCCAGATTATAGGTTATGGCTGGCAAATAGGATGGCAGAAGTTATGTCTAGGCCAGGCTATCTTGACCAGATAAGAAAGTCAATATCAGCTAGAAATGCCACGCCAGAGTGGAAGGCGAATCAGTCCGCTAAGATGACTGGCAAGATTTTAGGCCCAGCGAGCGAGGAGCGCAAAGAGAAAATTCGGCAAGCCCATCTAGGTGTGCCAGAGTCTGACGAGACTAAGAGCATTTTGTCTGAGGCGCACAAAGGCTTAGCTTGCCCTGAGTCTACCAAGCAGAAGTTGTCAGAGTATTGGGCTGGCAAGCCAAAGTCGTCAGAGCACTGTGAAGCCATCCGCAAGGCTAAGCTGGGCAAGCCGAGGGATGAGGCAACTAAAGAGAAGATAAGGCTTACACTTGCTGGAAGGAAGTGTCCCAGGCGCAAAACCAGGCTTACTTACGACGAGTGGGAGTGGATGTTCATAGATGTGCGTCAGACAGCAGCTCCTGAGTTTGACCCAGCCGGAGAAGTCCTCACAGACTTGGAAAGATACAAGCTGCAGCGCGCCCGGCACTTATTAAAAAGTAAAATTTTACAGCCTGCTCCTGCAGCGTGAAATCAACTATGAAACATGTGACTCTTAAGCCGCGCGCCTAATTGATGCCAACCAAGTTCACAGTAGCCGAGTCCGCCAAGCTGAGCGAGCCTTTTGACCCTCGCTGGGTGATTGTTGGCGAGTATGGCGAGGTGCTTGACGATGCCAGTGGCTATGGCTATAAGAGCAAGCAGTCGGCGATCAAGTCTGGCTGGTACAAGTTTGGTGGTGGCAGGGGCAAGGTGGCCGCTACTAAGGGTGCCGCCAAAATCTTTCTGGAAGGCCAATCCAGCGCTTGCCAAGCAGATAAACTATCTTGACGAGTGCTATTTCAAAGAGTATTGGAAGGGTGAGCGTGACGCGGTTGAGACTTCCAAGCTGGCGGCAGCTGAGTTGGGCGTTGCCGGCTTTGATCCGAAGTTTTTAGCTTACTTGCCTGCTTGAGCTGGTGTTCTACCACCACATGAGTGCTCAAATCAACATTGAAATAAGTGGCCCTAAGGGAGCTGGTAAAACTACGCTG